CGTTAGTATCGATTAACCAATTGCTCTTATAATCGATACCATTGCCGTGAAACGGTTTCTGAACCACGCAATGCATATGAACCCCCAATTTTAAGCAACCGCTGCGCTGATGAAGTACCCCAGGTCAGTGGCAACAATTTTATTATCGAAAGCTATTTCGCCTTCAACTCTAGTCGCTTTCTTCAATGGCATATCAATGCTACTGATTCCAACGTTGGCACCCAATGTACCAGACACACCATTCCATGCGAAGGTGTATCCTGCGCTTGGAGCGAGTAGGCCGGGATTAGGATTGACATATCCAAGCCAAGCCGATTTACCGAAGTTGAATGCATACGCTCCCGTTGCGCCTTCAGTGTTAGTTGCATAGATGGAACTGGCAACAATGAATCGATCAATTTCCAACATTGCAGCAACCATCCCTGGCGTCATATTATCAGCCGAGGTATACTTGATCTGCTCGCGGAAATCGGGGTGATTCTTTAACTGACGCCAAACCTGCCACCCGACAACCATCGTGTTAGGCTTGTAACCAGTGACGCCGAGAATAGCTTCCACAGCCGTGTCCACATCATCTCGTGGGTCGCTATTTACAAAATCACTCCACTGATCAGTTCCCGTCAATGTACGGTCAGTTCCCCATACACCAGTCGTGAATACGTCTGACACGAACTTTCTCTCCTGGCGAAGCAAGAGACGCTGCGTCACAAACTCGGTAGCTTCTGTATCCAAATTGATAGGATTGTCAGCATTGTTACGAGTCTGATTACCGATGTCCTTATGGAAAGCCCACACATCAGCACTGTACGAAGCGGTTGATAGGTTGTAGCCGCTACCAGCCGATTCAGTAGAATCTGCTCGACGTTGAGCTTCATCTCTGAACCAATCGTTTTTGGTGTAAGTAAAATACAGATCCGATACTTTATCCACCGTGATAATCGGAAACACTTGTGTTGCAACGTACTTTGAACGATCTTGAATATACGCCACGCTGATGTTCGTCAACAGAGCATCGACATGAACGCTATTTCTTGTTGGCTGACCCATTAGTTATCCTCCCAGCTTCTTTAATGTTACCTTCTCGATCTTCATCAATGATCTGACGTAGCCACCGTTCCCATCCTTTGATGAGACCTTTCGCCAAACGAATCGTTAAAGCATTAAGCTCAAGTGTCGCTTGACGCATTATCCATCACGCTGCACGATGCGGATTCAAGCAATTTACCGTAACAGTTGCCAGTTCATCAACAGCACCTGTTGCAACTAACACATTGCCGACAACATACTCCGTTGTATCCGTCCCAACAGTTTTTGCATCGGCCTGACCATCTGCCGCCGTCCCAACCAATTGCCCGATTGACAATGCTGCATTGGAACTGACTTTAGAAATACCCGTCACCATGATCGAAGCCTCTTGACCACTTGTAGGCGCATTCTGAAGAATACCGATAGGAATATCGGTAGCCGCAGCGCATACAATGACGGTATCCGTAGTACTGAGCTTTACATAATAATACTGCTTAGTGCTTAAATCCGCACCAGCTACCCGTGTGAAAGTAAATCCTGGAATTGCCCACGCCATTAGTAATACCCCTTTCTTTATTACTGCTTATGAGATTCGCGAGTCTCTTCCACATACTGCTTGTACAAGTCAGCATGAGAGAGAGCGATTTTCCTAACAGCAGCAGCCTTTGTCATACCTTCGCTGGATGCCAATTCCTCAGCCATTTTTTCGATTCTATCAAATGTTGAGTTGGCTGCAACCCGAGTGACTTCACCAACTTCTGAAGTCAACAGAGTCTCAATAGCCTTATTCCCTGCCAACAACTGATTCGTGATTGCTTCTTGAGAATCCTTATCCAATGACCCAACAGCACCCAACATTCTTGCCTTCTCTTCCACAGTGCCTGGAAGATGGGGAAATTGGATGGATACTTTATCCTGGAGTTCTCGCTGTATCCTAGCTTGCCTTTCTGACGCAGCCAAAGATTCAGCAGCTTCAGCCTTTGCAACAGCTTCATCGGCCCTGTCCTTAGCGGCTTGAAGTTGATTCTTCACCTCGTCTGGAAGACGGGACATTACTTCATCGGAAATGGATTCCGATTTCGTATCGACATTCTGCCCTTCCAAAGACGAGATTCGAGATTCCAACTCGTCTACGTACTCACGAGCATTCTTATCGAGTGCGCTCTTGTCAAATCCCACAACCTGTACCTCCTGATTATCTGCCGGTCTGGTTTCCTCTGCTCTCGATCCCGGCGTACCCCCCAATCGAGCAACAGTTTCGTCTAACGTTTCAACAGCATCAACCATACCCTTTTTCATGGCTG